TAGATGCATCTAAAGATATAGCAACAATTAGAAATTTAACAATAGATGGTACTTTTTCAGATGGAAACTATACATTTGATACGAGTGGAAATGTAAGTGGTCTTGGAACGGTTGGTTGTGGAGCAATTACAGCTGGTGGAACAAGTACATTCGCAACAGCAATAGAACCAGATGCTGATGATGGTGCAACTATTGGTTCTGCTGACAAGAATTGGTCAGACCTTTATATAGCTGACGCGGGTGTTGTCAACTTGGGAGATGACCAAGATGTTACTTTAACTCACGTAGTAGATACGGGAATTCTTTTAAATTCAACAAGACAACTTCAATTTAATGATTCAACACAATATATTGCAGCTTCAAGTGGTGCAGACCTTGATATAGCCGCTACAACTGATGTTAATATTGAAGCTACTACTCTCGATGTAAACGCAATACTTGATGTATCTGGAACAGCCACTTTTGGTAGTACAATAACAGCTGGAAGTTTAGGAACTGATACAGATAATACTGTAGTTGTTGTTAATGGAAGTGGGTTATTAAAAACAGACGAAATTGATTCAAAAGTATGGGATGGAAATTTAGTAGATACAGATGGATCAGGGACAAATAATGAACTCGTAACTTGGTCTGATTCAGATTCTATAATCGGTGAAAGTAATTTAACTTTTGATGGTTCAACATTAGCAGTAACAGGAAATCAAACTATTAGTGGTGATTTAACTGTAAATGGCACAACTACAACATTAGCCACTACGAATTTAGCAGTACAAGATGCTTTTCTGTTCGCGGCAACTGGTTCAGCTTCATCTAATGTAGACGCAGGTTTAATTGTTCAAAGTGGTTCAGCAGTAGATAGTGGTTCAGCGATATATAATGATATTAGTTCTCAACGATGGGCAGTTGCAAAAGGAGTTGGTTCAATATCAGCAGCAGTAACACCATTACAGATGGTGGTAACTACTGCAGTATCTGCTTCTTCACCTCATTCATCTTATGGTGAGTATGGTGTTGGTGAAATGTGGATTGAAACGGATACACAAGATATTTGGATAAGAACTGCATAATTTAAATAAGAGGTTACACAATGGCTTTAATTAGCAAAGGTGGAGTTAAAATTGTAGAGGGAAAAGCATATGTTCATCCATTGACAATCCCTGAATTAGAATTTTTATTAAAAATAGTAGCAGACGCAGGACACAAATTAGAAGATGTCCAGAAAGTATTACAAGTAACTCGTAAATTACAGGCAGAATATAAGTTACTTAAAAAACATTTAGAAGAATAACTTAATAATTGGCCCATCTCTAAGGCAGATGATGGGAAGTGGGCTTCGAGAGAAGTAACCAACCGCGATTAGGAGATAAATTAAATGCCAAGTTGGAAAAAATTAATATCATCCGGCAGTTCAGCCGTATTATCATCATTAACATTAGATAGCCCGTTAGCAGTAGCACAAGGTGGTACAGGAGCTACTTCATTAAATAATTTAATAACATTAGGTACACACACAACAGGAAATTATGTATCTACAGTAGTTGCAGGAAGTGGTATTGATGTTAGTGGGGCAACAGGTGATGTAACAATATCCATTGGAACAGGCGAAGTTGTTAACGCAATGATAGGTGATGATGAGATTAATTCAGAACACTATGCGGCAGGTTCAATTGATAATGAACATTTGGCTGATGATGCAGTTGATAGTGATGAGTTAGCCGCAGATGCAGTAGACGACGCTCACCTTTCCGATGGTGTAGCCACAGGATTAGCAGGAGCAGGAATGACTGCCACAAGTGGAGTTATGAATGTAATTGGTGGAGATGGTATAACTGCAAACGCTGATGATGTTGCAGTAACAGCAGCACAAACAACTATCACTTCTGTATTAAATACAGGTTTAGTAGTCGGTAGAGATGCAGATAATGATATAGATTTTGCTACCGATAATAATATTATATTTAGAGCAGGTGGTGAAGACCAACTTACTCTTGTTGATGGAGCTTTAACACCATCTTCAAATGCTATTGTAGATTTAGGTACAGATGCTTTAGAATTTAAAGATGCTTATTTTGATGGAACTGTAGAAACAGATGCATTAACAATTGGTGGTGTTTCTGTAGAGGCAGGTGCAGATGTAACTGATACGACCAATGTAACAAGTGCTGGAGCATTGATGGATAGTGAAGTAGATGCAGATATTAAAACGCTATCATTACCTGCAAGTACAACAATTTCAACCTTTGGGGCATCACTTGTAGATGACGCAGCCGCATCTAACGCAAGAACAACTTTAGGATTAGGAACAAGTGCAGTATTAAGTACGGCAGCTATAGCAAATAGTGGAACTGGTGTAGCTACGGCAGACCAAATACACACATTCGTTACAACACAAACTGATGAAATGGATGCAGGAACAAGTGGAAATGCAGCAACTGCGACATTAGCAAGTACCGTAACTGTTTCGGATAGTACAGCAAATACAAACTTTCCTATTACACTACACAATGAATCAAATGCTTTATTAGACGATACAGGGGCATTTACTTATAATCCAAGTACAGGAACATTAAAAGTTGAAAATATAGATGTTGCGGGTACACAAACTTTTATATCAGCATCAAGTCTTGTAGTAACGAGTTCAGTTATTTTTGAGGGAGCTACTTCAGATGGACATGAAACAACTTTAACCGTTGTAGACCCAACAGCAGATAGAACTATTACATTACAAAATGATGATGGTACTGTGGCGTTTACAAGTGATATTACAGGTACTAATAGTAATACAAATACTGGTGACCAAGATTTATGGGATGTAGTTGCAGGTGATAGTGGAACTACAACTGCAAATACTGCAACTGATACACTTACAATTGCTGGTGGAACAGGAATTACTACGGCAGTAAGTGGTGATACACTTACAGTTACAAGTGCAGTTACAGCAGGAAATGGTTTAACACTAAACACCGCTGATATAGATATAGATGCTACTCAAACAACACTTACTTCTATATTGAATGATGCTTTAGTTGTTGGTAGAGATGCTCATAATCAAATTATTTTCTCAACTGATAATGAAATACATTTTAAGACTAACAATGAAACTCCTGTAATTAAAATGAAAGCAAGTGGTGAAATTGAAGCCACAAGTCTTGACATTAGTGGTGATGTAGATGTTGACGGAACACTCGAAACCGACGCATTAACAATTGGCGGAACCACATCAGTTCCTTTTGAAAGTGGAGACCATAGTAAATTAGATGCAATAGAAGCTTCTGCAGATGTAACCGATGCAACCAATGTAACTGCAGCAGGTGCGTTAATGGATAGTGAATTAACAAGTATCGCAGATGTAAAAGCATTAGACCAATCAGTTGTTAGTGGAGCAACACCTACATTTACAACTACTAATTTTACAGATGCAACTAACAAAAGATTAATGACAGATGCCCAAGAAACTTTATTAGATACTGTTGAAACAAGTGCAGATGTAACCGATGCAACCAATGTAACTGCAGCAGGTGCGTTAATGGATAGTGAATGTGCAAGTCTTGCAGATGTAAAAGCATTAGACCAATCAGTTGTTAGTGGAGCAACACCTACATTTACAACTACTAATTTTACAGATGCAACTAACAAAAGATTAATGACAGATGCCCAAGAAACTTTATTAGATACTGTTGAAACAAGTGCAGATGTAACAGATACAACAAATGTAACTGCAGCAGGTGCGTTAATGGATAGTGAATGTGCAAGTCTTGCATCAGTTAAGGCAATAAATCAAGGATTAACTGCAACTTCAGATGTAAACTTTAATACTATCAATATAAATGCAACAACAACTTCAACAACCAAAACATCAGGAGCACTGATAGTTGATGGTGGTGTTGGTGTTGCTGAAAATATTCACGCGGGTGGTGATGTTGTAGCATATGCATCTTCTGATGAAAGACTTAAAGATAATTTACAAGTTATTCAAGACCCATTAGATAAAGTTGGTCAAATAAGTGGTTATGAATTTGATTGGAATGAAGAATCACCTGAATGGGCAAGGGAAAGAGGACACGATATTGGGGTTGTGGCACAAGAAATTCAAAAAGTACATCCCGAAATTGTAATAGAAAGAACAAATGGTTACTTAGGAGTTGATTATAAACGAATCATTCCATTATTAATAGAATCAATTAAAGAATTAAAACAGGAAGTAGAAGATCTAAAGAAAAAAGTGAGTTAGAGATATTTACTTTATATTTATAGTATAGTTAGTTATAAACAATAATAATAAGGAGAAAGTTATGGCCGTAACAGAAGAATCCAATTTGGCTAAAAAAGTAGAAGAAAAGACATCAGAAACTAAATTCACAGATGAAGAATTACAATCACTTCGTGAATTACAAGATGGTTATTCTGAAAAATCAGCTCAATTTGGACAATTAAAGATACAGAAACTTTTAGTTCAACAACAATTAGATGCACTTGATGCAACTGAAATTCAGATGGAAAGTGATTATAGTGCGTTACAAGATAAAGAACAAGAAATTGTTAAGTCGTTGAATGAAAAGTATGGTCCTGGTAATTTAGACCCCGCAACGGGAGTTTTTACACCAGCACCAGCCGCCGCCCAAGTAACAGAAGCTTCAGAAACTGCTTAAAATAAACTCCCTTAAACATATCGTTTGAGAAAGTTAGGCGATATTTATAGTAAATATTTGTAGTCTATAAATGACTAAATTAGTTATTTAAATTATAATAATAGGAGAAAAATAATGGCAGAAAGAATCGTATCGCCGGGTGTATTTACTCGTGAACGTGATTTATCATTTCTTCCCGCAGGAATTGCTGCAATTGGAGCATGTATAGTTGGACCAACAGTTAAAGGTCCCGCTTTTGTACCTACTCAAGTTAGTAATTTCTCAGAGTTTGAAGAAATGTTTGGATCAACCGACCAACGATATTACACACCGTATGCGATAGAACAATATTTAAGGAGTGCAGGAACAATTACGGTTGTTCGCGTTCTTAATACTGGTGGATACACTGCAGATCAAGTAACACTATGGGTAACTTCAAGTGCTGTAACCAAACAGTCAGTAGCCGTGTTATTACCTTCACGTGGTGGTTCAAATGGAACAGCTGATTTGGAAGGTAGTAATGTTACTGGAAGTTGGAGTTCGGCAACACTTGTATTAAGTGGTAGTAATATGGCAGCGAAGGGTTTAAGTTCACGTTCATATACAATATCATTTGATACAGGAAGTGCTAATTATATTGAAGAAGTATTCAGTAAAGACCCCCAAGTACAGAAGTCTGGTTTGAATACGGTATCAGCTTATTTGTATAAGAATTTTAAATATGCACAAAGTAGCAATGGATATTCTTCTGGAACAGAAGTAAGTGCAAGTGCTAGTACTTTTACATCCCCAACGGCATATTCAAATGCATCAACACCATACATTCAATCACAATTGATTAATGGTTCAAGATATAACTTATTTAAAGTTAATACTCGTTCACATGGTAGTGATGTAAATAACAAATATAAGATTGCCGTCTTGAATGTTAAGAAAGCAGGTACAGTAGCTGGTAGTGATTATGGACAGTTTTCACTTCAAGTAAGACAAACTGGTTTAGATGATAATGGTTTAACAAGTGATAACATCTTGGAACAATGGGATGGACTTAATTTTGATCCAAAGAGTACGAATTTCTTCGCTCGTAGGATTGGAGATAGGTATGTAACTATTGACGCTAATGGTAAACTTACTCATAATGGTGATTGGAATAATAGATCTAAACATATTTATTTATCAGATTTTTCTGATATTTCAGATGGATCAGTTCCAAAAACATTATCCCCAATGGGACATGCAGCAATTAATAACCCATTTGGTAGTGATGATTCGTCAGTTCCAGCATGGCCGTTTAAGGTATCACAGTCAAACGCACAGGGTGAATTTGATAGTAATGTTCCTTTAGGTGTAGATTATGGAAACGCCGACGCAGAACAATATTTGGCACCTTACCCTTCTGCAGCTGGGGATGGAGCAAATACTACTATGAGTCTTGAAGACTATAATGGTAGTGCAGACGCATCCGTAACTGGAGATACTTTTTCAACACACAATGAAAAGATTACTCTCGCACTTTCAAGTATTAAACAGAGAAAGTTCGTTGTTCCATTTCAAGGTGGATTCGATGGGGATAACCCAGCAAATCCAAAATTGACAGGAGCAAGTATTACAGCAGCAAACACACAAGGGTTTGACATTTCAAGTGCAACCGCAACTGGAGCAGTAGCTTACAAGAAAGCAATTAACGCTGTAAGTAATCCTGATGAATTTGACTTGAATATGTTAGTAACTCCTGGTGTTATTCACAATTTACATCCGAAGATTACAAATCACGCGATACAAAAATGTGAAGAACGTGGTGATGCATTCTATATTTTAGATTGTGGTATTCAAGGTGGTTCAATATCATCTGCAACCGCAGCAGTTACCGCACTTGATACAAACTACGCAGCAACTTATTACCCTTGGGTAAAGATTGTTGATAGAAATACGGCACTACCTGTTTGGGTCCCACCTTCTTGTGTTTTACCTGGAACTATAGCGTTCACAGATAAAGTAGCACACGAATGGTTCGCACCAGCTGGTCTGAATCGTGGTGGTTTGACTACAGTATTAGAAGCACAGACAAGATTAACTCATGATGAAAGAGATACACTTTATGAAGAAAGAGTTAATCCAATCGCTTCATTCCCAGGTCAAGGTGTAGTAGTTTGGGGACAAAAGACCTTACAAGGTCGTCCATCAGCACTCGATAGGGTTAATGTACGTAGATTGTTAATTAAACTGAAGAAGTTTATCGCATCTTCAAGTAGATACTTAGTCTTTGAACAGAACACAGCAGCAACAAGAAATCGTTTCTTGAATATTGTGAATCCGTTCTTAGAATCAGTACAAGCTAATAGTGGTTTATCGGCATTTAAGGTAGTTATGGATGATTCCAATAACACACCTGATGTGATTGATAGAAATCAATTGATTGGACAAATTTTTATCCAACCAACGAGAACCGCAGAGTTTATCGTACTTGACTTCGTGGTACTTCCAACGGGAGCAACTTTCCCAGCGTAAGTTTAATCACATAGATTAATAAATGAAAAGCCCCTCTTTTTTGAGGGGTTTTTTGTTGCCTGATATATTTATATACGACAGATATAAAAAACTTCTAAAAAACTAAGAAAAATGATTATGATGATTTTTTAGAATTTTGATATTTATAGTTGAAGAATTAAACTTATTGGAGATTAAAGATGCCAGACTTATTAGATCCTTCTGAAATAATGTTCACACCGTTTGAACCGAAAACTAAAAATCGGTACATCATGTACATTGAAGGTATTCCAGCTTATCTTATTAAGACAGCTAACAGACCTACAATCGCTTTTGAAACGATTGAACTTGACCACATCAATGTTAAACGATATGTTAAAGGTAAGGGAGCATGGGAAGAATTAGAAATTACACTTTATGATCCTGTTGTTCCATCAGCCGCACAGGCATGTATGGAATGGGTTCGGTTATCTCATGAATCCGTAACAGGTAGAGATGGATACTCAGATTTTTATAAAAAAGATGTAACAATTAATGTATTAGGACCCGTAGGTGATAAGGTTGAAGAGTGGACACTTAAAGGTACTTGGATTACTAACGCAACATTTGGTGATTTAGATTGGGCAAATACTACAGACCCAGTTGATGTAACTTTGACACTTAGATACGATTACGCAATATTACAGTTCTAATAAAAATTTTAATAATAAAAGGAGTCGATTATGGCAATCATAGCAGATAAAGCTTGGTGGAAATCAAAGACAGTATGGACATCAGTAGTTGCTGGTGTTGTTGGTGTATTACAAGCAGTAGGTGTTGTAGAAGCAGTACCTGAAGTCGTTTGGACATTACTCGCGGCATTTGGTTTGTACGGAGTTCGTGACGCTGTTGGAAAAGCATAATTCAGCAGTAAGTAATATTTGAAACTGGGGATTTTAATATCCCCAGTTAGTTTTATAATAATTGGTTATATTGTATAGGTTACTATTCAATAATATTTTACATTAAAGGAGAAAAAACATGGCAGAAGATAAACGCCAGTTTCCAACAGAGGTAGTTGATTTGCCTTCTAAGGGATTACTTTATTCAAAAGATTCACCGCTGGCAGGTGGAACAATTGAGTTAAAGTATATGACCGCAAAAGAAGAAGATATTTTAACTTCTCGTAATCTAATTCAAAAAGGAATTGTTTTAGATAGACTGTTGGAATCTGTTATTGTAGATGAAAAGGTATCACTCAATGATTTATTGTTAGGTGATAAAAATGCAATTATGATTGCAACAAGAATACTTGGGTATGGTAAAGATTATACCGTTCAACTTACAGATCCATCTACTGGAGAAAAACAAGAGGAAACTTTTGATTTAACTGAAATTACAGATAAGAAGATTGATTCAAAATTGTTTAAGGCTGGTAAGAATGAATTTGAATTTGAACTGCCAGCAGCAAAAGTTAAAATTCTATTTCGTCTTTTAACACATAAAGAAGAAAAAGAAATTGATGCTGAATTAAAAGCATACAAGAAATTCTCAAAAGATAGTGGTATTACTGCAGAAATCACAACACGGTTGAAGAAGGCAATTGTGTCGGTTAATGGAGATACATCACTAAAACGAATTAGTGAGTTCGTGGAGAACGAATTACTATCTCGTGATTCTCTTTCATTTAGAGAATATCTTATAAAAATAACACCTGATGTTGATATGTCTTTTACTTTTACCAGTGATCAAACTGGTGAAGATACAACGATGGACATCCCATTAGATGTTGAGTTTTTTTGGCCTGCGGGCAGAAGATAAGCCTGCAATTCACTCACAAATCTTCTCCCTATGCTTCCACGGGAAAGGAGGATTTAACTTTACAGAAGTGTATAACATGCCAACCTATCTGCGCCGATTTTACATACAATCGGCCTCAAAATTCTACGAAGAAGAAAAGAAACAATACGATAAAGCATCCAAGAAAAAATCTGGTATTTCACGACCAGGTATCCCCCGAGGCTAACATTTTTTCCTATATATGATATTTATTAGTGAGTTATACTATCGTGTCATAACAACAGAAATTTTAAATAGACAGTATGTAGGAGAATCAAAATGTTTTCGTCAAAAAATAAATTAACAGAAGATCAACTCAGAGAAGGTATATTATCTAAAATTTTACAAGCTATTGTTAGTAAGAGAGTAGGTAAAGTGGAAAAGGCCTTAAAGGATAATCCACGATTAGCAAAGGCAGTTCGTAATGCAGATAAAGCTGTTAGAGAATTAGATAAAACATTAAAAAGTTCTGGAAAAACACGAGGAGTAAAATTCGCAGGAACCCGTAAGGGTTGGTAAGTTTCTAACTTAGATTTTAAAATAAATAATAAAGGTTATTGTCTTAGATATAAATAGGCTTAATATAATATGGCGTTAGAAAAAACAGATCAACAAAGAGAAATATATTGGGGTGGTATTGATAATACTACTATACCTACTATGGAAAAACTTGCCGAAGAAAAAAAAGTAACTGCTGAATTAAGTCGTCAAGAGGTAATAACTCAACGACTTTTAAATATTGATGATGAGATAGCCAAGGCGAAGAAAGATGCCGCGAATGGTACTGCGGAAGATATTAAGAAGTATAAAGAATTAAAGAAAGAAAAGAGGGCCTTGATGAAAGAGGAGGCCGAACACGCTAAAATAATGGCTAAAGAAGATGGGAAGAAATATACTTTAACATCCCTTCAAGCCGACCTCGAAGAAAAAATCGGGGATATGTTGAAGGAAGAAGTAGGATGGACTACTAAATTATCTTCAAATTTATATACTCAAGGAGTAGCTCAAAAATCCTTTTTAATGGACAGACTCCAAATAGTAAATACGGGTCAGAGCATATATGATTGGGGTGTTAGGTTAACTGACGTATTAAATAACGGTACTGAAAATCAAAAGAAATGGGCACAGGCAATGACTCCTATGGTTAGTATGGGAGGAAAAATGATTGATGATGCAATATCATTAGGTGGAGCTTATGATAATATTGGTAGTGGTACATTTATGGATATGACAAAATCAATGGATGAACAACTCAAAAAGGCAGAGAGATATAAAGATTATGTTAAGAAGGAAATAATTCCAGCGTTAAAGGCAGATCAGGAACAATTAGAAGAAACATTAAAAACACAAAAAAAGGGTAGTGAAGAGTGGAAAAAGACTAAGGAACAGATTGAAGAAAATAAGCAGGAGCAAAAGGAAAGTAATGCATTAGCGCAAGAAAATGTTGACAAAGCAAAGAATTTAACAGCAGAAGCAAAAAGACAGAAAGTGTTACATGGCCAGACAGCGTCTACCGTAGCATTTATAGCAGAACCATTTGAAAAAATGAAAACATTCTTTGAAAAAACCAAGGTGGGCAAATTCGTATCAGAGTTAGTAGGAATTGGTGATGCAACTGAGCATTTTACTAATACATTTACTAATTATGTGAAGGATTCTCTTGATCCAGATAATCCGATGAACTTTGGATTAGCTATGAGTAAGATGTGGACTAAGACAGATAAAAATGGAAGGGTAACACGAGGTCAATTTAAAATTATGTTTGATAAGTTCGAAGAAGGATTTTCAAAACTTAAAGAAGTATTTACTGGAATAAATAAATCAATGGGTGGAATGTTAGGACCAGCACTGGCAATAGTGGCAATTCTGATGATAGCCAAGAAGGTTGCAGAAATGTTCTATGGTGGAATGGCAGAAACCCGTAAAGAGTTTGGACTTACATTTACAGAAGCAGCAGGATTACAACAAATTCTTAATACTACTGCAATGGAAATGAAGTTTCTTGGTGTAAGTGCTGAAGATGTTAAAGCTGGGGCCGTAGGTATTATGGATAACTTGGGTGGAATAGGTCAAATTACACAATCAAATGTTAAAGAAATGGCCAGATTAAATGCAATGTATGGTATTAGTGGAGAAAGTTCAGGAGTATTGGCAGCACAAATGATGGCCGTAGGTGCTAGTAGTATAGATGCTGTTGGGGCTCAATTGGATTCCGTGGCTGCATTATCACAGGCAAATGGAGTGGCACCAGCAAAGATTATGGAAGATGTTGCAGGTTCAAGTGAATCATTTGCTGGATTTGCAAAAGATGGTGGACAAAACGTATTTAAAGCAGCGATAGCAGCCAGAAAACTTGGTTTGAGCATGTCAACTGTTGAAAGCATGGCAGATAGTTTATTAGATTTTGAAACATCTATAAACGCACAAATGGAAGCGTCTATGTTACTTGGTCGTAATATCAATACAGATAAGGCACGAGAATTAGCATTAGCTGGTGATTTAGAAGGAATGCAAAAAGAGATTACTAAACAAATTGGTAGTGCATCAGATTGGAATGCATTGAATATAGTTCAACGGAAATCATTAGCAGCAGCATTTGGAATGGAAGTTTCTGAAATGGGTAAGATGATAACTAACCAAGATAAACTTAATAATATGACTACTGCACAGAAGAAAAGACAAGATTTAATAGCAGATGTTATGAAAAAGATAGGAGAAATTTGGACAAGATTTCTTGGTATTTTTAAGGCACTTTTACCATTAGCCATTGGATTACTTTCACCATTTTTATTAATTGCTGGTGTTTTAGTTTATGTACTTGGTTTGTTTGCTGATATTATAGAATGGTTAAATGAAGCAAATGTTATGGGAGTTGGATTAGGTGATGTAATAATGTTTGCGGCGGGAGCGGCACTCTTATTTAGAACAAATTTGATGAGTGGTGGTATTATGGGAGCCCTTGGCAAGATGAAAGATATGATTTTTTCTATGGGTTCAAAAATGACAGGTGTGGCAAAGAAAATGGTGGGTATGGGCGGTGATGATGTACCTTTGACAAAGAGTGGTAAACCAGATAAAAGATTTGGAAAGAGAGCAGATAAAACTAAATCGGTTAAAAAACCAGCACCAGGTAAAAAAGGTGGCGGTAAAGGTAAAGGACCACTTGGTGGTATGTTTGAAAAATTTGACGCAAAGAAAGCACTCGCTGGTGCAGCCGCATTATTGATAATAGCAGCCGCATTATGGGTAACTGCAAAGGCATTAATAGAATTTGGAAAAGTAAGTTGGGGGGCTATGGCTAAGGCCGGAGTAGCTTTACTTGGATTAGTGTTAGTATTAGCAGCCATCGGAGCGATAATGATGAGTGGTGTTGGAGCAGTTGCTATATTGGCAGGTGCAGGAGCTATGTTGATAATGGCAGCAGCATTACTTGTATTGGGAGTTGCAATTCAAGCCATTGGTAAGGGATTTGATATGTTAGCACAAGGATTAGGTTCATTTTTACCAACAATTATGACATTAGCTCCAATGGCAAAGGCAATATTTGTATTAGCAGGAGCATTTACTGCATTGGGATGGAGTATGGCAGCGATGGCACTTGGAGCACTGGCATTATTACCAGCACTTCCTGTATTGATGACATTAGCAGCACTTGGAATGTTAGGTGGATCAGTATTAGGTGGTGGTGGTGGAGAAGAAACGGCCTCAGCAGAAGGAAACCCAGTTGAAATTAAACTTGATGAAACTAATCAGAAGTTAGAAAGGTTAATTGGATTAATGGGTGAACAAGGACCTATAGCACTTGCAACATCTCAAACAAAAACTAATACTGGTAAAATTGCCAGTCAGATAATATAGAGAAATATAATGGCACTTGTAGAATTATTAACAGATTTATCAAACTTTAAATATACAGATTATGATAATGTTGGTGCCAATAATAGTCAAGTAGAAGGTCGTCATGGTGGGTTTGAAGGTGGAGGAGAACCACCACACTCTGAAGAACATTCTAAATTTGATGATGGGGTAGGTGGAATTGGAAATCCACAATCATTTACAGTTCGTGGGTATACTGTTTCAGATGTAATAAGTGGTAGACATGGTGGAATTGAAGGACCAACTCCAGCACAACCACCACATCCAGATGACCATTCTATACATGATGATGGTGTAGGTTTTGGTGTAGCACCAAGTGATAATCCACAAACGTTTGATGTTCGTGGATATACGGTTACTGGAAATAAGAGATTTTATATTGGTTGGCAAGGTGATATTATGAACCATTCATTATCAGATTATGGTATAGGGGCGTTTGATAGTATTGCTGGAGTTTTTGACCATACACAAACAAGAGATAGATTAAGAAAGGCATATAGTAATTACCCTGAGATTACTTTTGGTGCAGATATAGATGGTGGTATTAATGGATTAAATGGTTCTATTCATATAGGAAACCAAGATTTACCAGAAGTAATTGGGGGTGGAGTTTCTTATTATGGAAATTTAAATCCAATCAACCCACGTGGTTCAGTTTTCCGAGATAGTAGTGGGAATTACCAAGTTCCACAGGAGGGTAGAAATACAAATCCACCTGGTGGGATTAGTAATATTCCATTATTTGAGGGAACTAAACCAGAAAGTGGATTTGATAGAAGTTTGATGTACATACCAAATATTATTGAACCATCCGATTCTGTTTTTAAAGAATTTAGTCGTAGTGATAGTTCGTTAATTAGAATAGACAGATATTCAGATAATTTTGATATGAATAATTCTCAATTTTTTGAATTTCCAGATACAAGACCATATGATTTAATATTTAAGGGAGTTACCCCTTGGGCACCAATGTGGGTATCAGATCCTGTTACAGGAGCAAAGTCTAATATAGATGTTACACTTGATTCTACGCAACCATATATTGTTAGACGGATTGGAGATAGATGGGGATTATATGAAGGTGATC